GAACTGCATGTCATTGACGGTACAAAGCCATACCATAACAAGCCAGAGAAGGGTTCGCCTGCTCTGCTACCAGCCTCGATCAAAAAGCGAGTGCCAAAGGCTGAATGGCTCGACAACCCGTTCGCATGGGACAAAGAAAAGTTTATCTCCGAGACTGCCGACTTTCTTTGGGAGGTCTACGGCATTGGAGCGGAACAGGACAAACACGCCCTCTCTATGCTGGCCGACCAAATCGACGTCTATGTTAAATGCTCCGAAGGTTTACTGAACACGGGCGTAGTGACGAAATTCAATGGCGGCAAGACCATCGGACCGAGTCCTTACCTGTCAGCCCGGAACAAAGCCATCACCATCATCATTCAACTAATGAATGAACTCGGCCTGACCCCACGCAGTCGCCTGACTTCCGGCAAGGGCGATGACGAAGACGTGGGCAGCAAGTTCATGCGCGGACCGAAGGGATGAACTGGCAGGATGGGGTACGCTACGCCATACAAGTAGCGAAAGGCGAAATCAATGTATCGCGTGACGTGCGCCTTGCGTGCCAGCGATTCATCAACCAATACGAAAACAAAGAATGGGAGTGGATATTCGACGAGGATTATCCGCAGCACGTTCTTGAGTTTATCAGCGTATTGCGCCACACAAAGGGTCATCAGGCCGGTGAACTGGTTGTCCTTGAGCCGTTTCAGATATTCTTCATCTGTGCGGTGTACGGCTTTCGGAACAAAAAAGACCGCTCGAAGCGGATGGTCACAGATGTCATTCTGTTTATTCCGCGCAAGGCTGGCAAATCAACTTTGATTGCTGCGCTGTCTTTGTACGAACTGGTTTGCGGCGAGGCTGGGGCAGAAGTGTTCACCCTAGCCACTAGCCGCGAACAGGCAACGATTGTGTTCGATGCTGCCAAGGGTTTCGTGGATACAATGCCGCCCACCTTTGCAAAGCTGTTCAATCCGTCGAAGTATGAGATCAAAAAGGCTGGCGACCTGCAATCCATGTTCAAGGCATTGAGCCGTGACACAAAAAAAACGGGCGATGGTAAAAACCCGTCATGCGTCATCGTTGACGAAGCCGCCCAGATTGTAGACCGGAACTCAATCGAAGTTCTACACTCCGGCATGGTGGCGCGGATGAACCCGCTCCGCATTTACATCACCACGGCCAGCTTTACCAAGGACACGAAATTCCACGAAGACCTTGCCATGTACCAGACGATGCTCAACGGCGAGGCAACCGACAACCCCCGATGGTTTGGCCTACTGTATGGACTAGACCCGCAGGATGACTGGCGCAACCCGTCTGTCTGGGCAAAGGCAAACCCAATGCACGGCATCTCTGTTTTCGAGGATGCCATTGCTCAACGGGCCGAGGAGGCAAAGCACAAGCCAGCCGCGCTCAATGAGTTTCTCTGTAAGACACTCAACATCTTTGTCAGCGCGAACTCTGCATGGCTCGACCGAGCTACATGGGACGATAAAAAAGCCATCATTGAAGACCCGCGCTTAGAAGAACCGGAGGCTGTATTCATCGGCTTTGACTTGGCTGCAACCCGCGACCTTAATGCTGTCTGCACATTGAAGCGTTACGGCGAACAGGACTACGAAGCCGAATGGAAGTTCTTTCTTCCAGAAGCCGGATACGATCTTATCCCGAAACACTATCAAGACGTTTTCCGCTGCGCGGTGCAATCTGGCATCTTGAAGCTGACAGAAGGAAACGTCATGGATGACCGGGAAATCTCTGACTACATAAAAGATCAATGCGCACTTTACGATGTGACAGAAGTTGGGTACGATGCGTACAACGCGGCATCACTTGTGGCACGGCTTCACGATGCTGGCATCCCGGTCAAGAAAGTAGGGCAGGGAATGGCAGTACTGTCGAACCCGTCAAAGTATGTCGAGAAGCTGGTTCTTAATCAAAAGATAAAACATGACGGCAACCCGTTCATAGGCTGGCAACTTGGCAACTGCGAAGTGTACGAAGATGTGAACGGAAACATTAAGGTGCGGAAAAACGAAGCAGACAAAGCAGCGAAAGTTGATGGCATCATCGCTATGATTATCGCAGCCCATTGCAGCCTAGACAATCCGTTCGTTTCAAACAGCTTTGGTTTCAGAAGTTTTTAATCTAACGGCGCGGGGAAAACATGGGAATTCTGGACATTTTCCGAGGAAAAAAAGAGACGGTATCCGAATCGAATACCCTATTCGGCCAGACCCAACTTGGCAATAACGTAATCTATCAAGGCCAAGGCGGTCGCCAGACTGTTAGCCAGCAGCTTCTATACGTTACGACTTCTAGCGTAACCGAGGCTGGCCGCACGGTAGATATGACGACCCTTTCGCGCAACTCGACAATTATGTCATGCGTTGGCGTAAAGGCTCGCGCTCTCGCCCAGCTTCCCATCAAGATCATGTACAAGATGGATGACGGCACCTTTGTCGATGCACTGCAAGCCGAGAAGGTATCGACACGCGAAAAGGCAAAGGCAAAACAAGTTCTCAATCTGCTGACAATGCCAAACCATTTCCAGAGCCAGTACGAATTCTGGTATCAGTGGTGCATGTGGCAAGACCTGGCCGGGGAATCATTCACTCTCTGGTGGCGTAAGAACCAAGAGGATTCGATGCAGACGCCGGTCGAAGCATATAACCTCGATGCGACCCTCATCACGGTGCGCCTAACTCCGATGCGCTACCCGGCTTATAATCTGTCGACCCCTTCGTATGGGTTCAACAAAGACGAGCCGCTTGCCTCTCATCAAGTCATGCACATCAAAGAAGCCGCATGGCAAGGTGCTGCCGGTTTCAATAAGGGCATCCTAGCAACCGAACTGGTCGCGCTCGATCAAGACATCGATATGTACGCGAACTTCATCATGCAGAACGGCGCAAAACCTTCCGGCATGTTTACGACCGACCAAGTAATCCCGGACGCAAAATACAAAGAGGTCGCAGGCCGACTCAAAGAGGCATGGGCTACGATGCTTGGCTCACGCCAGCAGGACGAAAGCAAACCCGGCCAAGGTATGCTGCTCGACCAAGGTATGCGCTACGAAGCAGTCAAGCCGCTGACCCTGCAAGACGCAGATTGCCGCGCACTCAAGGAACAGACAATGAAACGCATCTGCGCTTTGTTCGGTGTCCCGCCTCCAATGCTGGGTTTTTCTGATCAGAAGTTTAACAACACGCAAACAATGCTTGACGAGTTCTACAAGACAACCATGTATCCAATGGTGGTCAACCTAGAACAGAAGCTAAACAGCCACCTATTCAAAGGCTTTCCAAGCTTGTGTGTGCGCTTTGATACAAAGGACTTCCTCAAGGGCGCTCCTCTGGATCAGATGAATCTGGTCACGGCTGGCGTCAATGGTGGCATCATGACTCCAAACGAAGCGCGACAATATCTGAACATGCCCGACATAAAGGGTGCTGACGAATTGCAAAGCAAACAAAGTCAAGACTCAAGCCAGCCTGACCAGATACCCGGCACATCGCCACAAGATACCGGCGGCTCGGGAGGCAATCAAAAACATCGCATGAATATAGGTAAAAAATAATGTCTATTCGACAACATACAAAAACAAAAGAAACGAAAGGGTTTCACTATCACCATATAGTTCCAAAGCATCTTGGCGGGACTGATGACAAATCAAATCTGATTTTATTGTCTCCATTAGATCATGCAAATGCACATCTTGAACTGTATAGAAAATACGGAAAACAAGCAGATGCATGGGCCTATAACAGATTGATGCGTCAAATTGGACATGAACACAAATCATTGTATGTTTCACCAAATAAAGGCAAAAAATTTAGCGACGAAGTTAATTCAAAAAAAGGAAGGTCTGGACATCAAAACGCAATGAAGCGACCAGAAGTCAAAGAAGCGCATTATCAGGCTGTGTTAAAAACAGCAAAGACCGGAGCTTATTCTCATGTTGGCGGCAAAAATCCAGCAGCAAAAAGCGTAACTATTTATGGGGTAACATATCCATGCATAAACGATGCTGCTAAAGCATTGGGAAAAAATAGATGCACAATCCGAAAATGGATAAACATGGGAAAAACGTGAACAAGACAAAAAAATATCTAACGGCACTTGCTTCACAAGTCCGTAACTGTGGTGTTACACTTCCAACAAAGTCAGCAACACCCCCGAAAATACAAGACAACAATCAAGCCATTCACAACGGGGTAATCAATGAAAAACCTGACTCTAGTATGCGAAGCGGAGCTGAACCTCTCAAGCAACGCAAGCGAGGCCGTAAACCCAAGCGGGAAAATTGAAGCCCGTGTCACCACATGGGGTGCGCGTGAAGGCGCTGACGGCCGCAAGTTTAATTACCAGCCAGAAGGCTTTGCAGACTGGGCGGCAGAGTTTGCCAACTCCGGCAAGCCGATGCCAATGTTCTTGAACCACAACGACATGGGCATGCCCATCGGTGAGTGGAACGAAGTAACATTCGACGACGAAGGGATGTCTGCCAATGGTCGCCTCTTTCTCAATACTGCTGGCGGCTCTGACGTTTATTCAATTCTCAAAGAATCTCCTGATCTATTTGGCGGCGTGTCAGTAGGCGCATATGCCGAAGAAGCTTGCTGGGTAGACGGCGAAGGCAATCCGATTGTGTCGGGCGATGATGACTGCGAAGCTTTCTTTCAAATCACCAAAGGTGGCTTGCGTGAAGTTTCTGTCGTGATGTACCCAAACAATCCGAACGCCGAAGTCACCAAGCTGGAATGCTTTGATGCAGAGGGTCATCCAAATCCTCGACAAATCGAAAAGGTCTTGCGTGAAGCAGGACTCTCTCGCAAAGATGCAACCACCGCATCTTCTGTTCTCAAACGACTGCTCGAATCGCGTGATGCAATCGTGCCAGCCGTTGAGAATGTTCCCTCGCCGAGTGAGTCGGATGCGGTGGACGAAGCCAGCATCCTCGCTGCTCTTGAGCAACGCGAACTGCTGAAACAACTCTCATCCTATGTTAAGGAATAATCATGATTGAAAAAATCACCGAAAAGCTGGACGCAATCGAAGCCGCTTCGCTGGCCAAGGTTGAAGAAGCTCAAGCCGCTGCTCTGTCGCAAGTCGAGTCGGTAAAGCTGGAACTAACTGAAAAGTTTGAAGCCCTCGAAGCCAAGGTTTCGTCGATTCAAGTTCCTGCATTCATCAAGCCAGAAAAGACTGTTCGCGGTGACGTGAACAAGATGGTCAAGGAACAACTGGCCGACTTCCGTGCAAACGGCAAAGTTGAAAAAGAACTCAAGATGTTTGAGTCGGTAGACCAGTACGATGCGTACATCCGCGAAGCTTCGGCTCTGACGGGTTCTGGTGCTGGCGTTGGTGGTCGTACTGCATACGACCCTGTATTCCACGCTCTGCGTCTGGCTAACCCACTGCGCGGTGTATCGCGTTCAGTTGCTACCGATGGTTCGACTTACCAATTCCGCGCTAAAACTGGCAACGCCGGTGCAACGTGGGGCTACGGTATCCAGAACAATGGTGCAGCCACGACCGAAGCAACGAACATCTGGCAACTGACCCTGCAAGACTTGAACGTACAGTTCCCGATTCGTACCGCTGCTCTGGACGATATCGATGGTCTGGAGGCCAACGTGGTTGACGATATGCTGGCCGAGTTCTCACAAGTTGAAGCCCAGTCGATGATTCAGAACAACGACCAAACCGACACGCCAAATACATACGGCGGCACGAATGGTCTGCGCGGTCTGAACCAGTACGCCGGTGCAAACTCGGTATACGCTGGCGGCACCATCTCGACTGCTGCCTTCGGCACTTCAGGTACTGGCTCGACTTCGGGTCTGGCTACCATCGCCACCTATGACCAAGCTCTGACCAACGGCAATGTAGCCGGTGCAGCCAACGTGACCTACAAGGACATCGTGAACTTCATCTACTCGCTGCCGCAACAATACTGGACTACATCTGCCAAGTTTGTAGTAAACCCGCTGTTCTTGGCTCAGATTCGTGGTCTGACCGATGACAACGGCACCCCAGTATTCGAGCGTATGGCTCCGCTGGAAACCGAAGGCATCGTCGGTCGTCTGCTTGGCTTCGACGTGGTTGTTAACAAATACGTTGACACCCCATCGTTTGCTGGCGTAGACAAGGCTAACCTGTTCCCGATGTACTTCGGCGACTGGCAACGTGGCCACACCATCGTTGACCGTCTGAACATGGTTCTGCGTCGCTACGACCAAACCCTGCCGGGCTACATCACGTTCTTCGGTGAAAAGCGTCTGGCAACGTCTGTTGTTGATCCGTTCAGCATCATCCGTTATCGCTCGACTGGCACCGCTAACGCTGCCTAAAAAAGACGGGGCGGCTTCGGTCGCCCCTTCTACAACAAACTGGAATTACTGACATGAGCAATCCAATTCTCGAAGCCATCAAGACAGCCTTGATCGAAGGCTCGTCATCTGTGAACCTTAACGAAGCGTCTGCGCTGACTGGCTCTGGCTCGGGCGTTGGCGGCCGTGTAATTTATGACGATGCGTTTGCTGCGCTTCGTTACGCAAACCCGATTCGTGCTTTGAGCCGCGTCATCCCGACCATCGGCTCCGACGAAGCTTTCGTCGTGAAAACAGGTAACGTCACCAACCCGACAAACCCATGGGGCTACACTTTCACGCCAAACGTGGGCACACCGAATACTCAAACCGCATTCTGGCAATTGCCGGTTCGCGTAGTTTCTGCACAAGTCCCTGTCCGTACTGCTGTCATGGCAGACGTAAACCTGCTAGAAGAAACTCTGCTCGAAGACATCGCGCTTGAGTTTGCCCAACAAGAAGCCGGTTCGATGATGTTCAACAACGACCAAGCTGGCTCCACTACAACGACCACCGGCGCAACCGATGGCCTCCGTGGTCTGAATAGCTACCCAAGCGGCTCGACTGCTGCTTTCGGCTCTAATGGCTCGGCAATCACCAATGGTCGCCACACAGTTAAAACTGTGACCCAAGCTGGCGCAAGCATTGCATACAACGACATCGTATCGCTGGCCTCTGCTCTGCCTCCGCAATACTGGAACATGCCATCGACCGCATGGATGATGCACCCGAACACAATCCTCGCTTTGCGTGAAATCAAGGACAACTCGAACATGCCTGTATTCCTAGACATCGGCGAAGTCGATGGCTACTCGGTAGGCAACATTTTCGGTCACCCAGTCATTCCGAATCCGTACATGGACGAAGTAGGCTCGGGCAAGTTCCCAATCTACCTCGCAGCATGGGAACGCTTTGTCACTGTGGCTGACCATGAAACGATGGACTTCAAACTTTACGACCAGACCGCTCCGGGCTACGTTACACTCTATGCTGAAAAGCGTGTCGTATCAACTATCCGTGACGTCTTCGCCGGTGTTCGTCTAACTGCTGCATAAAGGGTAAGTCATGCCATCCACAACTTCGGGTCTGTCCACGTTCTACGGTGGCAATCGTAATCCGTTCAATTATGAAAAGATCGAACAGATTGACCGCGACCTCTCGACGCAATGGCTAACGCTTGACGAAATTACCCAACAATTAAACCTGTTCATGGACGAAAGTCAGGACAGCTATTTGTCGAGCCTTGAACTGGCAACGCGAATGGCAATCGAAGATTATCTCGGCCTGACGATTTTCCCGGTCACATACCGTTGCTACTACGGACAAGTGAACAGCTTTAACAATGACGTTGCGCTCGACCTCCCAGAAGTCAGCGAAACGGGCGTGAGCATTACAGAAGTTGCCTACTACACTACGAATCCAAATCCGGTTCGCAATGTATTGTCGCCAACTAATTACTTCTACGACCAAACGGGTAACCGCGTGGTCATCACAAGTTTTCCGAATGTGGAAAATCCGACGATGGCCAACCCGGTTGAAGTAATCTACCAAACGAACCCCAGCATCATTGCCCAGTACCCGGTAGCTGTC